TATTCTAAGCCACTCTAATAATCCAGGTATGCCACAAGCTGAACCAATAGAAAGTAGATACGCAGATGCTATTAATTATTTGTTTCTTGGTTATGCTCTAATGAATGATAGACCTAAAAAAGATATAATATCAGGAACTGAATGATACTAGAAGAATTATCTAAGCGAAATAAGGAATGGTTTAAGATTGCACTTTCTATTTGCAAAGATGAATCACTAGCTAAAGAACTAGTTCAGGAGATGTATTTAAGACTTAAAAAATACATTAAAGATATAGATCGTATAACAGTAGACGGTAAAATTAGTTCCCTATATATATATGTGACTATCAGGAACTTATATTACAAACATCAGAATAAGAGAAAAAAGAATATAATCTTTCAATATAAAGACTATGATTCTTTTGATGATAGTGATAATATAAATTATGATTTTTGTTCTTCTATAGAAAATGACATAGAGTCAATAGATATGGAAGAGGCACATAAAAAGATTATGGATAATATATTAAAAGAGGTTTCTACTTGGCATTGGTATGATGAGAAGTTATTTAAGCTTTATTTCTTTACAGATAAAAGCTTAAGGAATATAGCTTCTGAAACTAAAATATCATTAACAAGTATATATAACTCTTGTAAGAACTATAAACAAATACTCATTGAAAAGTTCGGTGAGGACATAACAGATTTCTTTAATAAAGACTATTACCAAATAAAATGAAAGAACCAAAAGACAAAAGAACAAAGGCATACAAAGAATGGAAAAAGAACTTTGATGCAGATAACAAAAACAAGTCTAAAGGACTTGGAGATACTATCGAAAAGATCACTGAAGCTACAGGAATTAAAAAAGCAGTTAAGTTTTTAGCTGGTGAAGATTGTGGATGTGATGAAAGAAAAAAATTACTAAACGATATGTTTAGATATAATAAGCCTTTGTGTTTAAACGAAGAAGAATACAATTTCTTAACTGATGTGTTTACTACTAAAGGAAGTATAATCTCTTCTAATAGAGTTGTAAGATGTATTAACATATTTAATAGAATATTTAATGCTAAACAAAAAGCAACGAGTTGTAGCTCGTGCTTTGTTACTAATGTATACAGTCCACTTAAAAAGGTTTATGAAGCCTATAAATAAAGAAGAGGATTTATTTAATTATTTAAAACTACAAGTTTATCCAGACTTAGTAAAAGCAAGAGGTAAACTATCTAGATGGGATTGTTATTCTGTAGACAAGGCTCATAGAATAGAATTAAAATGTAGGAAGACTCATTATGATACTTTACTTATTGAGAAAAAGAAATTTGATGCAATGCTTGATGTTTGTAATAGACATTTAGATATTCCTTATTATATTTGCAGTACACCAAAAGGTATATATTCTTTTAATTTGTTTGATGTATCACCTAAATGGGAAGTTAATTATAAAAATCCTGCTACTACTCAATTTAACAATAGAGGTAGGATTGCAAAAGAAGTTGCTTATTTAAACATAAATGATGCCAAATGGATACAATAAAATTACTTGACGGATCAGAATGGAATATTAAAGACATCTTAAAAAAGATGGAAGACAATAATTTCTATTATGGATTCTTAGGAAAGAATACTCTTTCTTCTTCTGTAGCTAAAAAGCTTATGGTAAGTGCAGATGATTATATACAGGACATAAATAATCCTAAGAACTCAGATATCAAACCGTTTAGAGATGGTAGATTAATTCACGTTTCAATATTAGAAAGTGATAAACTAAATGATTATTATGATTTTGTTGATGTTGCTTCTAGAAGGAATAAAGAATTCAAATTAGCTAAACAAAACTCAGAGGGTAAAGAAGTTATGTTAGAAAAAGAAAGGATATGGGCAGATGGTATAAAAGAAGTTGTGTTAAAAGATCCTGAAGTAAAAGAATATATAACAAATGGAGAATGTGAGAAGTCTGGAATAGGATATGTAATGGGCTTGCCTTTCAGAGGCAAAGCCGATTGTTTATATGAAGATAAAATAATTGATCTAAAAACCACTTCAGATATTGATAATTGGGAATATAATAGTTACTTTTACGGTTATGATATACAAAGTTATATTTACACTCAGTTGTTTAATAAGGATGAGTTCGTCTTTGTTATCATAGATAAAAGAAATAATAAATTAAAAATACATAAAGCTACAAATGATTTTATCAGTTCAGGAAAGAGAAAACTTAGAAGAGCAGTTCAGAATTATATCGGACACTTTGGTTTTTAACAATGAAGTAAGTAGATTATATTTTAATTTAACTGTAGATGATTTTCTAGCCGGAGCATCATTAAGACAATTAAGAGCCAGTTTAAAGTTCTATGAAGAGATAGAATTATACGATGAATGCCACGGAATATTTATAGCTATTAAATATTATAAAATAATAACAAAAACATTTAATCAAGAACACTATGAACATTAAAGAAGTAAGAGACTTTGTAGAGGACAAAACTCAATTAGATATAGGTAGAAAACTAAGAAGAAGAGATCACGTTTATGCGAGAGCCGTATTCTTTTATCTAGCTAGAAAATATGCTAGAGCAACTTATTATGCTTTGGCAGCAGAAGTTAATTGTAATCACGCAAGTGTAATTTATTCTATAAGACATACTATTCCGGTAATATTTAGAGAAGAACCTAGATTGAAACAAATATGTGACAACTTTGTATCTTTGTTTACAGAAGAGATAATATCAGATACTAAAACAAAAGCAGACATAATATCTGAAAACATAGATCTTAAAATAAGATTGTCTAGGTACGAAGATGCTGCTAAAAAAGATAATAAAAGTAAGGTTGTTCAGAATACAATAGACTCTAGGTTTGCTAAATTAATAGAACAAACTCCTGAGAACAAGATAGACAACCTGTATGTTAAAATGGATGCTATAGTTAAAATGTTAAATAGTAAATGGAAAGACAAGGTAGAGGTTTATTCAAGTTATGAAACTGTTTCAAATGGTTAATGGCTAAGAAAAGAAAAATAAAACCAAGGATTAGATATGATCTTAAAATAATATCCTGGTGTATGAACAACGGATATAAATTGTATCCTGTTCCTGAAGGTAATAACTTTAGAATAGTATTAGAATACAAAGGATCTAAAAAGAAATCTGAATTGGTTTATAATAAAAAGAAATGGAGTGAGAGAATATGGGAAGTATATGGATTAATATATGATAATAAATGCCTAGAAAAAAAGTAGAGAGAAAATATATGAAGAAGACCGATGGGCGAAAGAACAACGGTCAGAAACGTGGAGACGCTGTTGTCAGGAGAACTATGGCTACTCCTGCCAATATCAATAAAGCAAAGAAGAATAGATCTAAAATGCTCGCTACAGGTGCTATTAAAGAGGTTTATGGATCTGAAGAAGCTTTCTGGGTTATGGTAGCAGAGAATGCTAAAGAGTCTCAGTTTGATAGAAAAATGATATTAGAATATATTTATGGTAAAGCTAGAGATAATGTAGATGCTTCTTCTGCTAATGATAAAGTAGATATATCTATTATGAACTTCTTCCAAGGTACACCAAAGATACAAGAGAATACAATTGATATAGAATCAGAAGATGAAGACACCGAAACTTAATAGTAAGTACCAGGCTTTTGGTAATGACTCTAGATACTTTATTGTAACGGGAGGAAGAGGATCCGGTAAATCATTTGCAGCGAACGTGTTCTTATTGCTGTTAACTTATGAAAGAGGACATAAGATTCTATTTACTAGATATACAATGGTATCAGCAGCTTCATCTATTATTCCAGAATTTATAGAGAAGTTAGAAATTATGGGTGTGGTTGAAGACTTTAGAATAACTAAAGACGAAATCACAAATGTTAAGACAGGATCCAGTATTATATTTAAAGGTATTAGAACGGCTTCAGGTAATCAAACAGCAGCTCTAAAATCATTAAATGGTATTACTACATTTGTTTTAGATGAAGCAGAAGAGTTAACAAATGAAGATGACTTTGATAAGATAGATCAATCTGTTAGGGTTAAGAATAGACAAAACAGATGTGTTCTTATATTAAATCCTACTACAAAAGAACATTGGATTTATAATAGATTCTATGAGAATAGAGATATACCGGATGGACACAATGGTTTAAAGAATAGCATAACCTATATACACACAACCTATAAAGATAATGTAGACAACCTATCCATCTCTTTCTTAAATCAAATACAAGACATAAGGAGAAGAAGACCAGAGAAATATACTCATCAGATCCTCGGGGGCTGGTTAGAAAAACAGGAAGGGGTTATCTTTAGGAACTGGAGAATAGGAGAGTTTAATGAGAACTATGATATATACTATGGGCAAGATTTTGGATTCTCTATAGATCCAACAGTACTAACTAAACTTAGTGTAGATAGAAGAGGAAGAAGAATATACTGTAAAGTAATGTATTGCAAGCCTGGACTTTCTACAACTCAGATAGCAGACTTTAATATAAGATATGCAGGGCCACATTTAATTATTTGTGATTCAGCAGAACCTAGGCTTATAAATGAAATTAAACTTAAAGGAGTTAATATTAGACCTACTATAAAAAGAAAAGGATCTATCTTATCTGGTATTGCTCTTCTTCAGGACTTTGATTTAATTATAGATCCTGATTCAACAGAATTAGTTAAGGAATTAAATAATTATGTTTGGGCCACAAAAGGCCAAACAAAACCAGTTGATCGTTGGAATCACTGTTTAGATTCAATCCGATACGCAGCTCAATATGCTTTAGAAGGATTCTCTAAAGGGAATTACTCTATTCGTTAAACGCAATAGGGTTAAGCTCTTAAACGCAGTAGGGTTAGGATCTTAGTTAACCTGATTACCTTTGGAATCAATGACCTTATAATTGTTCTCTCTTAAAAGCTCTATTGCATCATCTATTGTCTTTTGAGTTTTTCTAAAGTGATCAAATATTTGATTTTCAAATGCATTATTTTTTATGTACATATCTATT